GTGGTATGGGCCTTGTTTATTTCCCTGGCCTGGGCGATTCGTTTCACCAGTGGGTGGGGGTGATTCTGTAAAAAGTTTTTAGTAAAGGAAGGTGCAGATGTTTTTTCAGTTCTATCATAGTCTAGTTTCAATTTATCGAACACTTGTGCGATCGATCGTGCAGCCCATATTTGAGTGTCTATTCCTGTTTCTTTTTTTACTGTTTGGATTAACTTGGCTTCTTGTAATGATAACTCTTGCTTCATTGTATGAGCTTTTTGAACGTCCACTTTCACGCCAAGAAATTTCATCGATATCAGACAAGGAAACAATTCAGTCTCTAAATCAAAAATAGATTGTATATCTTGGTGTAGTATTTCTTTTTTAAGTTCTTGCCATAACTCTAAAGTTATTTCTGCATCTTTTTCTGCGTATGCACCTACATAAATGGCAGGTAGTTTATACATTTCTGCCTTGGCGTCAACACCCCAATCTTTTGCAGCTGCATATAAATCGCTTTCACTTTTTGTTTTACCGGTGTATCTTTTAGCACAGTTGTTTAAGTCATAGCGCATTTGATTTTCATCAACAAGGGCCGATGCAATCATCGTGTCCACAATACGACCGCTGACACTTAGACTGAGCGCTTTAATCCAACACACGTCATACATGGCGTTGTGAAAGATTTTATCTGCGGGTGTACTTAGTACACCTTGAAACCATTTTAAAACTTTTGCTCGACTCATGTTACCACCACCTTCATGAGCAATCGGATAATAACCTGACCAACCTTTTACAGCTACAGCTATTCCCACAACATCACCTTTACCAACTACAGAACCTGATCCCATTTTCATTAGATCTGGATCTTTAGTTTCTAGGTCAATTGCTATCTCATCATACTTAGATAAGTCTGGAAAATTTTCCGGTGGTAACCATTCAGTTTGTGGTTTAAACAAAGGTATCTGCATGTCATTTTTTCCTTTTTTCGTATAAGTGGTTAGTTTCTATTGTTTTATTTAATGTGTCTTTGTTACTAAATGCATATAAAGCTGCATCATAATTTCTTGGAAACACTTCCCAAGAAACTATTCTTGGATATATTTCTAATTCAAACATATGTTTGTTAACTTTTATTGTTTTTTTAATTATAGATCTAGCCGGCATCGTAGTCTCTTTCTAATATCATTTCTAAATAATGCATTGCTTTTTCTATATCTTCTGCTTTTCCTTTTGACTGGTGTCTGCAAATATATTTTATAGCGTTGCCTTCTGCAAAAAGTAATTTGTTTTCATTTATAAATTCTGCAGGTTGTATTTTCATATCGCGGTAATGTTTCCCGCCGATCTGGTCTTCTAAAGAATTGTAGTGTGATGATTTAAACATGTCTTTATTTGTCATAGTAAGTATCCTTTTTCATATTTTTTTGGTTCTATTATATGTAAATTTTCTTTTGTTCTTGTTGCACCTACATAAAATAATCTATTCTCGTCATCAGGATTTTTTTCATAACTTCGCATAGTATTTTCTGTAAGATCAGTCATTAACACAACGTTAGTTGCTTCTCCACCTTTTGCTGCATGTATGGTAGATAATTCTATTCTAGGTTTCTCGTTTAATTTTTCTCCATTCTTTCTCATCTTACGTAGGTAGTTTACCTTAGTCTGCCCTGCGTTGTCAAATGCTTCGTACCAAACTGTCTTAACTTGTAGACCATAATCATTTACCAATTGATCCATTCCATAAAAAGATCCTTTGGCCATACCTTTTATTTTTTTAGCGTGCCAATGTTTTGGTCCTATAAACTTAATCATATTTTCTATTTCTTTATACGAAACTAATTGTCCTTGTCTTAAATGCTCCCATGATGTAGCTGCCTGGTGTAATTCTTTTTCACTGCTTCTTTTGTATCTATTTTCATAATACAATCCTTGTCTATACAAAGATTCTTCTATGTCTGTCAGCATATGCCTTGTTCTACTTAACACTAGCCAGTCACCTGTTGACATATCAATACTTTCTATATCAAAATGCCGGTGTAGCAGTCCTTGACTAACTCTAGGTTGCCACGTTTTATCTATTCTATTTCTAATTTTATTTATTATACCCATTGCTAATCCGTGTACCTTAGCAGGTATTCTGTAAGACTGTGTTAGTGGTAGGTATTGTCCTTCTAACGCTATAAAAGAATCTACGTCTGCACCAGCCCATCTAAATATTGCTTGGTCATCATCACCTGCAATAAAAGAATCTTTTGTTTTATTCCAAATAGATCGTGTCATGTCCCATTGCATTAATGATAGATCTTGTGCTTCATCTATAAATACTACATCAAACTTTGGTGACTTATCTGACTTTGTAAAATCTAAAATCATGTCATTAAAATCTATTAGATTATATTCTTTTTTGTATCTTGCTAACTCGTTGTGTATAATTCTAAGTTGATCTCTCTCCAGGTCCTGCGTGTGTTCTTGTAAATCAAACTGCTGTTCTGGTGTAATGTTACGTAGTTGTGCTAGCTGTATTATTCTTAAATACTCACTGTCTGATGTAAAGATACCACCTTGGTCCTCTTGATAATCAGCGTACGTTACAGGAAATCCTAACTTTTTACCTAGATCTTTGTAGTGTCTTGGCTGCATCACTTGATCTTTTTTTAATCCTAGCTTTCTAAATGCTAGCGAGTGTAGCGTTCTAAAATATGGTAGATCATCTTCTGTTAAATTAAATTTTTTAATTGCTCTGTCTCTTGCTTCGTGTGCAGCTTTCTGTGTAAATGCAAAGTAACCTATTTTGTCAGGATCAGTTTGTTTAAGATAGTCATCAACTTTGTTTAACAAAGTTGTAGTCTTTCCTGTACCTGGTGGTCCTAGTACAATCGTTCTCAAAATATATCCTTTGGTTTTAATTCTTTTTGGTTGTAGTCATCTTCTTTTTTGTCAAACTGTGCAACTACAAACACAGAGATTCTTTCTTTACCTATACGTTTGTCATCACAGTTACATGTTTCTTTTAACATCTGTGCCGTACGTGAGTATGGTACGTCCCAACGTTTTCTAATTAAAAACTGATTATAAAATCTATCAAACACAAAATGGTGATTACCCTCGCTAGTCCATACACCACCTTTTTTAAGATCGTTCTTGTCTGTAGATACTTGTCTGTTAATACAATATTCTTCTAAATGATTTTGTAATTGATCTTGTGTAGTCACACCTTCTGGTGCATCTATTGGTTCGTGGTTCTTCATCAGTGGATTTATTATCATGTCCCAATCTTTTGGTTTGACTGTTGGTGGTTTAAAATCCAACTGTTCCATGCATGCTTCCTGGAATAGACTTTGTTGTTTTAAAAATTTTACGTTCTCCAGGTGTAGTCGTTCACCATCTACGTTTAAATAATAATATGGTTTTTCTAATTTAATTTTTTGTAAGTCAGTCAGTGCAGGAAACACTATCTCTTCACCAATACCAAACTTTCTTTCTCTACATAATTTTTTATCACACAAGTTACACATCGGTGTATCGTTACATTTGTAACCCCATTCTTTTTTATCATGCTGACGTTTAATTATTTCTACCTCAGACTCACTAAGTGGTACAGTTGATGCCGTTGCATTAAACAATGTCATCTTACTTTTCCATTCTGCTGGCCATTTTTTTTTAGCATACACACCAAAATGAAACATAGAATTATTTCTACCACCTTCCGGTATTTTATTCATAGCCATAAGTTCTATACACGGTGGTGCATCAGAGTATTCTGATTGTGGTCTCTCTATTTTTATTTTTGTAATGTCTGTTTGTTTTATATCACTGTATATTGTGTAAAATTCTTCTAGTGTTGCAGCTTCACCATCTTCTCTAAATGCATAACGTGTAGTATCTTCACCACCAAAGTATGGTAGGTTTAAAAAATTACCTGTGTCATCTGCTGATTTTAATTGTATTTGTTTTGGAAAAACTTCTGATCCGCCGTATCCTAGTAGTGTTTTTATTTCTGTTAGCTTATCTCTCATTCTTTCTGCAGCTACCGGTAGTTCGGAGAAGAGAAAGACGTGTGCTCCTCCGCTCTTTGACCTACACACAGCCAGAGGCAGATTAAATTGTTTTATCTTATCAATTAATTTTTTGTGATCAAACCCTGCGTATGAATCTATGTCAACACATCCCCACACACATTGGTTATCTTCATTAATAGGTATAATACCCAGACTTTGTCTACCATCTAGGTGCATTTCCCACAGTTCCGTGGTCACTGGTTGACGTACTACGTATGATTGTCCCTTTAGCTTTACACCGTTTTCTGCAGGTGATGTAACTTTGGTACAACCATGCGCACGTTCCAATCCCTTAAATATTTTTTCAAACATAATTTTTAATGGGCGCTTCCACTCTCGCTTCGACGCCCACTCCTAGGATTTTATTTAGTATGGTGTTGAGTCTTTGGTTTCTTCTGATCCGTGTTTAGCTTCCACTTCACCTTTACC